AACCACAAACTGCGTCCGGGGGAGTTGACGAACGACGAACTAAACCAACTCGTCGGCCACACTTACGAGCGCGAACTCCCCCGCGCCATCGCCACAGCCGCCTACGAGAAGGCCATGAGGGCGCAGTGGATTCCGTGTGAAGAACGGATGCCAGAAGGAGAGCGCAATGTGCTTGCGGCATGGAATAAAGAGTGCAACGGCGGCACCGGAATGGAGAGTATGACGCCTGCCGCTGTTCGTGCGTTATCTCGCAGCGAATCAGACGATGATGACGACACGTTTGTAACCCACTGGATGCCGCTACCAGCAGCCCCGCTCGCGGGGAAGGGGGAAGGGTGAGCAATCGACCGATACGGCATGGCGGCTTGATGAGATGTTGTTTAGCCAGCATTGCCGAGTACATTGGCGACGAAAAAATCGGGACTACGATTGGCTGCAAGTACCACAAGGACAAAGAAGAACCAGTAGCCCGCATTGCCACAGATGGCGTTTGGGAGTGGATTGGAATTCACGCCAGCGGGGAGCCGGGAAAGGGGGAAGGGTGATGGACTGGAAAGAATGGCTGATGGATGTAACGCATGGCGATTCGCCGCCGTGTTTTGTCCCGTATGAGCGCGATACAGGCGACATCGTGCTTGGCATGAGCCTAATTACAGACCAGTGTCCCGGTGAGCTTGTCGGAGTTATCCACGCGGGCGGACAGCAAGCAGCAGAGGAATATTGCACAGCGAATCCGCAATGGCATCAACAATTCGCAAAAGCCGCCAGCGCGGAGGCGGGAGAGTGAGCGTGCCTTTCGACCTTCAAGTGTGGACCGCAGAGGAATGCGCCGATTATCTTCGGGAGTCGAAAACGTACTTCCTTCAGACCACGAGATACAAAGAATGTTTCCCACCAGAGATCCCCGGCAAGCCTAGAAGGTGGCGGGCTTTGGCGGTTACTCAGTGGGCTTTAGGAATACAGGAGGCAGCGTGAGTGAAATTCGGCTTCTTGAACGCAAAGAGCATAGCCTTGATGAAGTCTTGAAGGCGTTGGACGATCTTCGGGAACAGGTTGTGGCGCGTGAGGTTGTCTGCTTCGTCGCGGTGGGCATTTATCAAGACAGCAGCACGAAAATGTGGATTGGCAATACCGGGCGAAGGGCGCTGGAAATACTTGGCGCTATCGAGAACTTAAAACTTGGCTTCTGGAATGGTCTATGACCACTCCGCTACCAAAGAATTCCCCACCAATGACGCACGGCGCTGATCTTTCATAGGGAGGAATGGTGCCCTGCTCAGGGACACAAAGAACGGAACTCAGAGAGAGGTTCCGTTGTCTGAAAAAGCGTTACTTGCGGCCAATCGGGGCGTGGGTGGGGGTCTTACCTGTGCGGACAGGACTCCTCCATTGTGCATCCGCAGCACACAAGCCAGATCAGGCAAGCCACAATCCGACCTATTCCCCCTCTCCCCCGGCTCCATCAGCACCCTATTTGCAAGGGCTGCGAGGGAAGTAAAAGCCGAGGGGCTTACCGTTCACTGCCTCAGAAGGACAGCAGCAACTAGGCTATCTCAACGGCTGAACCTGTTTGAACTTTGCTCTATGTTCGGGTGGAAAGATCCGCGACTTATCCAAAAGCACTACTACAAAGCCGATATAGAGGCGATTGCTAGGAGACTGGATTAGGCTTAGAATTTCTATGTGGCGCGGCGTGGAAAGCAGACACGCAGCCAATGTTGGCCGCGACGGTGAAACTCCTTAGCGAACAATCGCGGATAGACGGGTAACTGCGCCGAGCAGTGTCTAGCAAGCTCTCGGATGGGGAACCTTAAGGCCCCACGAATAAAGACGCGACGGGCTAAATTAGACAGGAAGCCAACATTGAGCAGACAGCAGGAGTAGCGCCCTGCCGCCACACCCTACTTAGTTAGACATATCTCACACCATTCTCTATTTCCGAATAGCGAATGGGCTATGCCTGAAGGCGCATTTCAATGTGCGTGATGATTCTTTCAGTCCAAGGCTCGATCTTCCCCGGAGAGAGTATGTCTGAATGCCCCGACACCGGAGGCGGGAAGCTGTTCCGCGTGAATACCGTCAGGTATCTCGAATCCTCATATTTCAGCCCATCCCTACCCTGCGCCCCCCAAGGGTGAGCGGGGAATAGCGTATCTGCCAGCCCGACTACTGTGTCATCTTCATTCGGGTAGAGATTCACCCAAGGCACATGCTGCGCCATGACCCTTCCAGTATCTAGGGCGGGATTCAGCAGGACAGCCCCACCTATGGGGGCCTTCAACTGCCCCGCCATCCAGATCAACGTGCAGCCGTTGGAATGCCCCAAGAGGATATCTCCCGGCCTTACCAACGCTTTTAGCTTGCGCGCCCTGCCGGGGTTCTGAAACCGCGTCAGCAGGGCGTAGGCGTACCCGTATGTCCATTTCTCCGATGGGAAACCGGCGTCGATGAACCTCCTGACCATGTAGTCCATCCAGCCTGCGTCGTCATTTGTATGAATTCCGTGGACTACCAGAATTCTGGGCTTCACTCCCAAGCCTCGATGTAGAACGCATCCCACGTACCCCTGTGCGGTTTCCCTGGTCGCCAAGCGGACAAGTATTGGTTCCACGCCCTCTCCGTCGCCCCCTTCATCGGTAGGGACTGAGGAAGCGACCACAGCAACAGCCTTGCATAGCAACACGCCAGGATGTCGTTGTGTTCTATGGCTTGGTAACTGTTCAGCGGTTCGTGGTCGTACTGGAGAACATCTAGAATCGCTTTGATGTGGTGTGACGTAGAAGGATGATTGAGAACTCCCCTCACACCTCCACCTAGCTCGAACTGCCAGAACCCTCTAGCCGGGCCTCCAACTTGCCTGCGGTGTCTGAACCGTGACTCCTGCATCCCAATGGCATAAAGCATTGCCTTTGCTTCGGGAGAGTCCATCTTCGCCGGTAGCAAAGACATTGCTACCGGGTAGATTTTCTGGAAGATCATCCCTCAGTCGCCGGTTTGAATGCGTCCATCGGGAGAGGCGTGATATCCCCCTCGGAATCGAGGATCAGGACTAGCGGCCCGTTCAGTCTCCAACAGGCTTTGTAGACCTTCCCCTGATAGACCATCTGCCCCCCCTTCCAGCCTTTCAAGAAGGGAACGGGACAGGAACGGTCGTTAAGCGTGACTACGTTTCCAGCAGCGTCTTTAGCTTGGAATGAAGCAGCTTCTACGTTCATTCCAAACAACAGCAGAGCAATGAATACAATGGGGAGCCAGAGAATGTCTTTTGCTTGCGGTTCGTTTTCCATGCGGTACTCCTTTGGGGCCGATCAGCCCCAATCAGGTACGTTTGAGATGCGAGATTGCTTCGTTAAGGGCCTGCTCAAAATCCCACTTGGTCATGTAACGAACCGAGTGGTTTGTTGAATGTCTCTCCCACAAAGCGTTCACCAGATCATCGTGTTCCCTGATCTTTGCGCTTACCTCTCCCCACGGCTCCCGACCGGCAAGAATCACCCCGCACCTGAGACAAACTCCGCTCACAGGAGAACCAGAGCCTTTCTTATCAGCGGCCACAGGATGAATAGATTCGCCCCCGCATAAAACAGCAGCGCCCCCGCCATGTGCGATTCCTCCGTGTGCCTCTGGAAGTTCGCCCAGAACAGATACAGGGTCGTCGAGGTCAGACCGAATGCCAGAGATTTCCACTCGTATTCGGTCATACACGGATGACCTCTCCACGGAACTCGACTTCATTCGGGCCGATGACATGCACAATTTCAGGCCACAGAAGCCTGCCCTTTACGAGAGTCAGGACGACGAAACCTGAGCGCCAGTTCAGGGGATTCAATTCGGTGTAGTTGAAGAACTGCGGCCCGTAAGGATCGGCCATCGTCCCGCAATCCACTCCAAACCTTGTCCCGTTGTAGTCAGAAATTGGCATGACCTTCAAGGAATGAAGGTGCCCTGTAACCATCGTCCTCCCAGACCAAAGCGTGTTGTTATGAGGCGCGTGAATCCCAGACTTGAATCGGTGCTTGATAACAATGTCTTGATTCACCAAAGCCGCCCAACACGATTCCCAATTGGGTATATGGTCTTTCAGCTTCGTCCCCTGCACTTCTGCGTACTCGGGAACTTGTTGAAGCAGCCTCATCTCAAACCGGGCGTCGTGATTTCCCAACGGGAAGATGTGCCGAGATTTCGGGGAGGCTTTGGCTATCTCCGTCATTGCTGAGGACGTAGCTTCCAGTTCTTGAATCACGGAAGGCTTGGCCCCCATGTCCTGCCAACTACCATCGGGCCACCTTGAAACCCTGGCCCCGTCGTAAGCGTCCCCATTCATCACCACAACCTTGGGGTTCAATCTTTCGCAGAACCGGACGAAAGCCCTATGTGCGGTGGAGTGAATCCCCGGCCAGTAGTGCGGATCAGAACCAACGAGGATTACTCCATCCTGAATGCCTAACTGAATCGCAGCAGGGTGTTGGTCAAGCTGCTTGACATGCCCGCCGCGAGTCGGGGGTGCTATGGAAACACCTAATCGCTTCTCTATGTTCCTGCGTCTTCGGAATGCAGAGCTTGCCGTAACCCCAAGCTTCTTAGCCGTTCCGTGAACACCATCAGATGTAATCATTGCCATGAAGTCTTGATCTGTACACTTCGCGTTATGCGCTGCCCTGCCTTGGGGCCAAGCCATCAGGTTTTCCTCATCAGGTATCTAACGAGTCTCGGGTTGTCTTTCACGAAGGAAAGCAACGCGGGGGCTAATCGGGTGACATGCTTCTCGGTGAGCCTTATTCCGAACTGCTTATCAAGAGCGTGCAGACACTCATGCAAAACGGTGTCCTGCTCATTCCCCAAAGGGAGTCCGTCGCAGACGGAAATAAGTTGGTTTTCGTCGTCACACTCCCCCATGTCATCTTCTTCAAGGGGCTGGCCTTTGACGTACTGAATTTTGTAGGTTTTGCCTACGATCTGAGCATCTACGGGCCTCAGTGCAGCTTTTGCTCTAGTTGGCATAGACCGATCACAAAAGACCCTTCGACTATGAGGACGAAACCGCCGTCCAGTTCAAGGTGAAACCCGCCTGTAACCACTTCTGCGCCGCGAATGTTGTGGCCTATCAATGAATCAACGAGTGCTTTTTCTTCACTCACCGACGATCCATCAACTTGTCTACCTTCCTGTCGATGCTTTTAAGAGTCTCGTCAATCCTCTGCTGATATCTGATAAAGTCCTGTTCTTGTCTGTTGTCTACGGAAACCTGAACAACCTTCGCTTCCTCAAGCAACGCTATTCGCTTATCCAAAGTGGTGTAGGCGTACACAACAGCCAATCCAGCAGAGGTAAAAGCCAGTACATCCCCGAGAGAGATTTCTTTCTTTATGTGCCAGCCCCGTCTTTCCTGGCCTTCGTATTTCTCTGGCATAGCTATTCCTTAGCTTTTGTTACTCATACTGCGGCTCTCCGAGGCTCATTCCTATCCGAGCGCCAGCAAGCTGCCCCAGGGGTTGACCACCTGAATAGAGTCCTCTAGCAAGCAAGGACTTGAACATCTGGCTTCGATCCAGCGCGAAGCCCGCGCCTGCAACCGGGTTGTTAGCCAACATACCGAGGCCGAAAACGTTCTTGTTCCTGCCGATTTGCGCGCCCCGATTTGCCACGTTAAAGGCGTTCATTAGGGCCGACTGCTCTGCAAGAGGCCCAACCACCTGCGGAACTGCTGCGCCGATTTCCTCACGGAGTCCGCGAGCAAGGGCTTTCTGTGCCTCTTGGGACGCGCTTCCGACTTCACCGTAAGCTTTCCCCGTTAGGGCTTGATATGTGCCCTTCTTGATTTCGTGCGCGAGCTTCGCCGGGATTTGTTTACCGTTCAAAAGCGGGTGAGTAATGAACTCGGTCCAAGCAGACTGAATCGCATTGATGTCTGACGAGGGCGTTACTTGCTTTTCAAGCTTTTGAATCAAGGGGCGAAGGCGGTCCGCAACCGCGCTCTTATCAACGGCGGCATTAGATGACGAGAGAATGCTGTCTATCTGCTTATCAAGTCCACCGACCCTCTGCCGGATTGCTGCCATACTGCCGGGGGACACGTTGTAGCCTTCCTTAAGCAGAGTCTCACCAGCACGCGCCGCTTTCCCTGTCAGCAAATCTCCCTGTGTAGGCTTCATCGCGCTTTGCATGAGAGATCGTCCGGCTGCTTTGCCTGGCTGATTCATAATCGCCCCACCCAGAAGAACAGGCGCAGTCTGAACGCCGAGGTTTGCCAGATAACCAGCACCAGCGGCGATTTCAGGAGAAACCTTGCCTGCTAGGGCGTCTGTAACCTTCCCACCAGCCCCGTATGCGGTTGACTCAATCATCTTGTTGAAGGCATCTGAAGCGCCGCTCAAGATGCCACCAGGACTCATGCGGAAAGCGCCCTGAAGAAGCTCGCCTATCCCCGGCCTGCCTTGTGGCTCTGGTGCGGGCGCGGCAGGCTCAGGAGTTACCGGAGCGGCGTACTTCGCCCACGGGCCGGTAGGCGTATCAACTTCCGGTGCCGGTTGTTGTGCGCGCTGATACCTTTCCCACGGACCGGCCATTACTGCTTCTCCCAACTAGCCTGATTCGCCGGATCTCCACCCTTGAATCGGTAGCCGTCTACTACGTCACCCACCTTCGGGACACCTTTGGCTTCCCCGGCTTGCTTCATTACCCTTTTCCAGTTCTCAAAATGCCGTTTAACAGCCTTGAGATTTTTCTGTAGTTCAGGCCCGCGCTGGCCGACCTGAAGCGAACCAAGTACGGCTTGCAGCATGTTCAATTCCTGAACCGCTACCTGACCAAGAGCGCCGCCAGTAGGAGATGCCTCACGCATCGCCTGAAGCTCACCGAAGCCGATATTCGCTTTGATGGTGTCTATGTCACGGTCGATTGCGTAGGCGTCCGTACCGGGGATCTTGCTCGACAGGTATCCAATTGCCCCGGTTGTGAAGAAACCAACCTTTTTCAGCGCGTCGTCTACCTTATCAATGACGATATCCGCCTTCCGTTCTGCGAATTCGCTGCGGAGCGCGTCTTTCTTTGCGTTGTCCGCATCCTTTCTGGCGTCACGAACTGCGCTAGGGCTGGTCAGCGACTCTCGCCATTTACGCTCTGCCGCTTGTCGATCCTTCGGGCTTTTGATGGACTGAATCCATGCCGGGACTTCTGGCTCCGCAACAGGCGGAGTCTGGGTAGGGGCATCTACAGGAGCTGCGGTAGGGGTTGGTTGAGACACCGGCAGAAGCCCACCAGTGGGCGCTACAGAGGCCACAGGGACTCGACCGCCGGATACCCTTGCTATCTCTCTCTCAAGCGCGGGAACCGCTTCAGGATCGTTCTGTCTGGCGTCTGCAAGCTCCGTTTGAAGGATGGACAACTGTGCCTGTGGGTTTTCACCGGCAGCAGCGCCTCGCGGGAACTGTTGTGGCCCAAGTAGCCCCGGCGCAACAGTGGCAGGGATAGCCCTAGCCTGTGGGGTAGGTGTAGCCCCTTGCTGCGGCGCACCGTAAATACCAGTCAGGTCGATGTTCGGACGTTCGCCGGTTTCGTAGAAAACCCTCGCGCCGGTCAATTTCAATCCTTCGGCGTCGATGGCGGTTTTCGCCGCCTTATACATGGCATCCACGGCAAGCCTTTGCTGATCCGTTTTCGCGTCCGAACGCATTTTTTCGTACTTGAAATCCAGATCCCTCGCTTTGGCTTCCAGTCTCCCGCGAGCCGCTTCTTTCATTGCCTCGGACTGCATGCGGCGGTTTTCCTCTCCTTGAAGCAGTGGAAGAAGTTTCTCCGGGTCAGATACAGGGCGAAGTGCTTTCAGGTAGTCGGCGGTAGTCGCTTCGGGGCCGAGCCTGGAAATAATGTCCCTAGCCTGAGCGTCACGCGCCGCAGCAGCTTCCATTTGCTTCTGCTGTTGAGCCTTCGCAAGCATCCCTTGTACAGCGCCCAATTGACTCAACTGGTTCATCTGTTGCTGCTGTCCAAGTTGACCGGCTTCGATAAACCCACCAAGACCGGGAACCCTGCTTAGTACGCCTGCCATGTTCTCTCCTATGCCAGACCTGATTGGCGAAGCGACTTAATCAACGAGTCAAACGAAGTCTGCGGTTGAGTGACTTGACTCAACCCATACCCAAGAGCGTTGTACTTGTTCGCGTCTTGATCTATCGCCCCGGTCTGAAGATTCGCAGCGGCGTTCATGGAACCTCCAAAGCCTACGTTCGCGTTTTGCCGCGTGTACTCACTAATCGCAGGGAGGGCCGTACCAGCAACAATTTGCTTGTTGGCTTCGATCAACCCACCGGGGGAGCCATAGGGATTCCCTTGCGTTGAGAGTCGCGCCAGCAAGCCTTTAGATGCCGTGTCGAGCGCCCCCGAGTAACCCGGAATGCTCGTCGGATCGAAACCGGGAGACATTGCGGCCTCAAACCTCGCCCTTGAAGGTGCGCCGTACTCTTGATATTTGCTAGCTAGGCTGTTCAAGGCATCAGACTGCTGACCGCTGGCATAAGCTCCCAGACCAGCAGCGCCGAGCTTTCCAAGCATCCCGAGCCAGTCGGTTTCTCCGCTTGTCCCACCAGATCCACCGAGCAGTCCTTTCAACGCCCCGCTAAGTCCGCTACTCCCAGACCCGAAAAGCTGACTCGGGTTGTTCATCAGGAATTCAATTCCAGTCTGCGTCCATGCCGGATTGATTTCACCAAGAGCAGCGACAGCATCAGCACCGCTCATACCTTTGTTGGTCAGGTCGATTAGACCCTCTATCGCATCTCCGTATGGCAAAGCGCCTCCTGATCCCGGCAGTGCCGGGTTAAATGTCCCGCTGAATCCTGTCGTGGTAGGCGTAACCGCGCCTCCGGCAGTGTTCATCAAGCTTCCAAACAAGGACTGCGTTTGCCCCGGCAGGAAACCACCTATTCCAGCGCTAGCAAAAGCACCAAGCCCAAGCTTGAACAGCTTTTCCTCCCAATCCTCGGGGTCGGGAGTGTTCAGAAGCTTCAACTGATCAGGAGTCGCTTGAGTGGCGTTTGGATACGCGGCGAGGATTTGAGCAGTAACATCCGGGTTACCACTGAAATTGTTGTAGATTGGCCCGGAAGCCCCTATCCCACCGCTAGTGCCAGGATGGACGTAGCCCTCATTAGCCGTAGCTCCGTGGAACCATTGGTCCCCACCTTGCCCAGGAGCAGCAGCAGGGCCACCAGAAGCAGTTTGCCCGCCAATAGCAGCAAGCTTCTGCTCCGTTCCCATGTCGTGCCAAAGCTCACCAAATTTCTGATAACCGGCAAGTTCCTGTTGTTCAGTGAGCATATTTAAACCTCATTCCAGCCTACAAAGATGAATGTGTTACCGCTAGCCGTCTGAGCAGGCGGGTAGAACCTTGAATTCGTTACGTCGATATGACCTACACCTACAGCAGTGTTGGCGGTGTCGTTACTCATCATCCCAACCCCTCCATAACCCTTAGCTGGAACAGGAAGGGTGATATAGCTAGTCCCTGCTGTAGTCGCGAGAGAAGTGCCGCTAGAACGAACTTGCCAAAAGCAAATCTTCCCGACGACTTTGAATCTCCCGACAACGGTAAGACTTGTCGCAGTTGCAAAGGAATATGTAGGCGTCCATGACTGCCACTTGTCCTGTCCTGTGAGGTCAAGGTAGGAAAAGCTCTGTTCACTAATAGGAACGTCATCAAACTTGTTCATGCGACAGCCGTACTCTTTTCGCCGTACATCACGGATATACGCATGGGAGTGTTAGCAGAATGAGTGAGGATGTAAGCCCGTCTATAAGCCGCCCCGAGCCTTCTAATCGGCCTAGGACTTGTCTCAGACATATCAATCGTCCCGCGGACTACCGTTTCTCCCTCTCCGTAATCTGCGTCGTTTGACGAGACAGTTAAAGTAGAAGTGGTCGATTGAACGTCGAACTCAAGACCGAGTGAATGCCAGAACGTCCTTCTGGAATCCTCGCCTAGCAAACTGGTCTGAACAGTAGCGGTATAAGCAACCCCGTCATCCTCAAACACCAGAGAAGCTGGGTTGATGACGTATATCTTCCCGCTGGTGGATTGGTTGCTTACCCAATAATTAAGCTGCGGACTGCCGGATGAGACTCCGCTGGACTTGTACCAAAGCGGGGTCGGTGAAGAAAGCTCAAACCAAGCCTTTTCTTCTACGCAGTAACAGAAGCTATTAGCCCCAGCCCTCACAACTACGAAATGCCTCCCGTACCAACTACCCGTAGCGAGGGTGATATTTGTAGTTCCAGCAAGAGTAAGGATGCTGTCAATCTCAGGGGTGGAAACCCTTTGATACCCCGCTCCGTAGGAATGGATGCTGATTCCACCTTCAGGGGGAGAGCCGGCCCAAAAGACTGTATCCCCAACAGTACAAACCGCATCGGCATGGACACAGCCGATCTTCATGGTCATGGGTTCGATACGAGACAAGGGTGAACCAGAAGCATTACCAGCGTTGTAGTAGAACTGAATGGATTCAGTCCCAAACGCCATGATCTTGTCGCCCTTGCGAACACAGCCTATCCCCATATCAGGGTAGGAATTCGCAGTGACAAAACTCGTAGCAGTCCAGTTGACGATGCTGTTTACGTCAGAATTACACAGCTTCCCATCTGTGGTCATCTGGAACATATAACCGTCCATCGCCGCACCGAAACCGGCGAGAGTAAAACCGTTGTTTCCAGGGAAGCCTGCGTCTGAAATCTTCGTAACCGTTCCCGATGGCTGGTAATACCATCCAGTGTTATCCGAGGACGATATGTACAAAGTAGCCGTACCTGATAACTCGGTCTCTACAATCCCTGTCGCTTTACCAGTGATGACGGTCGTATCTGTGTTGTTCGTGACTAGCCTAGTAGTCGAATCGTAAATACTGCTATTCGTCGCCCCGAAAGCTGAGATGATCTTCTGAGCGTTTCCAGTCCAGATCAGGAGAGCAGTCCCAATGCTTCCCGATTGAGGAGTCATCGAAGCAGCGAATCCAGGACGCTTTACAAGATAAAGCGTTGTCTTACCAGTAAATCCGTTTACCACTCGCTCAGTGAAGCAATTTACAAACCGCTGATCCTTAGTCGTCGTGGTGCCCGTTTTACCAACAACCATCACGCCGACAACTCCGATACCAACAACACCGGAGTCGGAAGTAAGCACGTTGGTTGAAGCAACCCGCGTGTTGTAGCTTCCAGCGAGGGGGATGCGGTACTGCTGGCTCATCTGCTCGCCGCGTAGTCCTTCACTGCCTGCGGCGCGTCCGCACGCTTCGCCTGCTCACGGAGCAGCGCATCTATGGCAGCTTGTCTCTTGTCGATCACAGGAGTTCGCGGTTCCTGAATAGCCATCCGTGACTTGTATTCCGCAGGCGTAACGACTTCCTCTCTTAGATCAACCGCAGGAATACCGCCCGCAACGGCGTTCGCAATGAGCGTGCCTTCCCTCGCAGCGGATTGCATTTCTATGATCTTGCCGGTCGATACTTGTACGCAGATTCTCATGGCTACCTCATGCAAAGGGCTTGGAAGGTTGCTGTTCCGGTCGGAGATCCGGTCTTAGTCCATGACAGAGTGAATCCATCTGCATCGAAGGAGGATATTTCTACTTGCTGGTATGCGCCTGCCCCGGTTGCTTGGAATCCAACAGTCGCAGAAACTTCCATGACTCCCGTACCAGCCCCAGAGTTATTCCCCCAAGACCCATCTATCGTTCCATCGCTAATACCGATAGATGCTGTCCCAGTTGAACCCTGAACACCACCAACAAGAACTATCGCCTTCGGCTTGAACCCAACCCCCGTAACCGCTTGCGTTCCGGTTGCCGTGGACAGGTCGCGTGTTAGGGAAACTGTTTTGAACTTCGGGAAATGCCCGCCGATGATGTTGAACTGCGTCCCGTCATAGACGATGGCACAAGGAACTCCAGAGACAATCTCCCCACCAACACAAGCAGCGCCGTTAGCGAATATGTTTTTAGCCCCGAGAGCAGCACCACCGCTAGGGGTTATGTTGATCGTCGTCGCGCCGGTATTTGTAGCTGCGGGGATGAACCAAAGAACCGGATTGGTCGCAACATAGGTCAGGTTCGCCGGTCCAGTAGCGGTGATCGTATTTGTCCCGGCCACACTGGACAAAGCAGCATAGGCAGCCGTGTCCCATTTGTTCCACTCAGCAGCGGAACTGAGAGTTACGCTATCGACGTATGTGGTACTAGCCATTAAGCAACCCTCATTTGAAGATTCGACCCCGATTGATCCTCTCGCCTATCCTCTCCATTTACGTCAGCGAGAATCCTTAGATACTTCGCCTCCCAAATGGGGATTCTGGGATCGCGGCCAATGATGACTTCCGCCTCCGCAAGACAAGCGAATAGGTACAGATCAGGGTTGTTTGTGAACAACGTATTCAGCGACGGATTGATACTTGAAAGTCGCTTGTAGTAAGTCCCGTTCACCGTGTAACTGGAATCGGGATAAGGACCGAAGATCAGATTTGAACCATCCCTAGCGAAGAACGCCGGGACTCCGGTAGAAGAACGAATCGGATAGGCGTTATAGATCCACTCGGCCTGTCGTCTTTCAAGACGTTGAACAGGTGACGTATTCACATACGCCATCTTCATTTCTACATAGTCAGACCAAAGAGGGATGACACCGGAACCGATAGACGTTGAGAACGTCTGCTCCATGTCCCTGGTACGGGCCTCACGGAAGATGCGTTGCTCCCCCACCGTAATGAGGTCGTCAATCGTGCTTGTGAGGGCTGCGTCAGGTATGTCTAGCCACGCGGCTACCCCGGTCTTAAATGCCCCGTAGCTAGTGAAATTTGATGCCATCCGAAACCTCCGAAACTACGCTTCTCTAGGCAGTAGCTCCGGTGTCCGTTGCGGGCTTGGCGGTTGGCTCTTTAATTATGCTCGCGCTATCACAAAAATACAACTGCTGCAATCGGTTTTTTATACCCGGCCAAACAGCAATTTTCCAAGACTCGAAAGCCTGCTTATCAGCAGCCCAATTCGGCCTTTCCCGGTAGGTCTTATCCATAGGCGCTCTGCCCGCGTTACAGTGTTCGTGGCTCACCATAACCTCGGGCAAGTACCTACCCCCTACCGCCTTCGCTAGAAGCTCGTCAGCGTCGTCTAGGAAGTAATGGGACATATCTGGGCAGACGAACCAACCCAACCCCCTACAAAGGTCGCCCCCTTTTACATGGGCTGAGATCCTTTTTCCGTAGTTGTCATCCGGCCAAGCCATGCTGATTTTTCCAGCGGCTTCGATGATCGACTTTTCCCACCCCGGAGTAACGGGTAGATGGTCGTCATTCAAAATCCCATACCACGGCTCATCCGGCATTTCTGAAAAAGCGGCGTTCAGCTTGTGGCTTAAATACTGTCTTGGTAAAACCAGCCTTTTCCAACCGAAGGGGAGTCTGACCCCGTTGTAAATATCCGCTTCGTCCTCGTCGATTATCAGGACGCCTTTTTCACGGATACCAGAATCAAACAGCCTTTGAGCCAGGTGTGGTCTACCCCTAGAAGGGACTAGCCACATCGCCACACCGCTAGAGTGTTTCTATTCACCCCATGATGGTTTAGGTCATACCTGTAAATATCCTGCTCGTTGGGAAGTTTCTCCCTCACGGCACAGGTATGCGTACCCTTCTCAGTAAGCTCGACAACAAAAGCTGCATCACTAGACCCGACTAATCGCTGTCTCTGTTGTTTCACAAGAAGCTCAGGCCACTTGTGATCCCAAGCCCCTAGTCCGTAACCTCGGAGAGCAGTTACGTCCTCGTCATTCGGCCTAGCCAAGAAGATCGTCGGGATTCTCATTGAGACTCCGTATATCCCTTCAGACAATTCCCTCCAAGCCGACCCAGAGAAAAAGCAGTTCACACGATCTAGGGCGAGGTTCGAATCCGTCCAAGACCTGTGCATGTGCTTAAACGCAAGACTGACCAGTTCTTCATTCGACAAGATTCTGTCAGGCATGTCTTTAACGAAATCAGAGTCATTCACCCGAGGATGAGGAACGGCAACACAACATCCAGATTGCTCTGAGGCTATACGGATCATTGTTCCAATAGACCCATCCCCAAACACCAGGTCTGGTTGCGCTGTTAGCAATCCGTATTTACCCGCGCACCTAGAGGCTTCGTCTATCAAGCACGCCTGAAGCTTCTGGGCTATGTTGTGAATGTTTGGGATGTCGTGAAACTCGACTGGTATCCCAACCCTATCCACAATCTTTAGAACTCTCTCCCGCTCGTCTGGATATGCGTAGATGTCCCAAACCGCACCTTGTAGAGCTTCCTTGTTCTTGGGCCAAACTAAAGACTTAACACAGCCGTACTCCAATAACTCAAGAAACCTGTTCCTGAATACCAGAGTGAATAGACGAAGCTTCAAATGAATTCTGGATGAATCGGGATCGCGGTTTTGGGAAAATCAACCGAGCCGTTCTTGAACTTGTACAACCAATCGTTGTTCAAGTGCTGCAAACAATTTTCAGCGCAGCGTTTGGATGCGTCGAAGTCCTTACTCCCCAGATACCCCATCACTTCCTGGTATCTGTCGGAATAGAACAAGTCCTTGAACCTAGTCCGCATGATATTTCCAATGTGGAAAGCCTTGAACTTCTCCGAGAACAGCGGCCCACAGGGAGCTACAAGCCCATTTCCAGACATTTGCATGATGAACTGCGCCCCGTAACACTCCTTGTACTGCCTCTTTGAGCCCTCTCCAATCCGGTTCCACTTAGCCACAAGACGGAAGCTTCCATCAGGCTCGGTAAGCTTCTCGCACTCCTTCATTATTTCCACTACTTTCGGGTAGTCCTCAACCCTGACCTTCAGCATCCCGTCATCATCTACAAAACAGTGCTTGATGATCCCGTAGTGGACTCCCAAGTCTTTAGCCAACCTTGAGAACGGCATTAACTGATCTGCGTCTTTAGGATCGCTGACTAGGTTCATGTTCAGGTTCGTTTTCAACCCTCTCGACCTGACAATATCCACCGCATCCTTGATGTTCTGTATCACCCGGTCATAGATCGGTTCCTTGACCCCCATGATTTCGGAGTATCTTTTCCTCTCACCAGCGGAGAAGTTGAACCTCATGTACGTCACATGGGGCAGGATTCTCTTTAGAGTCTCACGGTCGAAGTTGATCCCATTCGTCCCTAAACCAATCTTGATCCCTAGCTTTGAGGCGTACTCAATACTCTCTGCGTAGTAATCAACAAGGGAAGATTCGCCGTCAGAGATAAGGCTTATCCCCTTAACCCCTAGCTCCGCAGCGTCCTCAAGGAACTGAAAGGCGACTTCTTTCGGAATATCCAAAGAGGGAGAAGCAGAGGCTTGCGTCTTGGCAGCACAGAAATCACAAGCCGCGTTACACCTACGGGTCCAGGCTACGTCCATCGTGATCGGGGCTACCCTCTCCCCTCTATGCCAAGCCTCTACACGTTCCTTGTGCCAGCCTACCTTTGCCCCGTCTACGATCAGTTTTGCGAGTTCTTGCGCCCCCTCGCTCATTTCTTAGCCCTACGCATGTCGGTAATGACCCGCAACTTGCTATCGTCCTGCATCCTCTGTTTCAGAACCCAAACATCCAATCCGCTTTTTTCTCTAAGATTCCTCTCGAAATCAAACAGGCACTTGGCCTGTATGTCGTCTGGGATTCCTTCCTCTGCGTTCACTAGAACGCGGATCGTCTTACTCTCAGGCTTCAGTCCAGCAATGATGTCGTAGGTGTCCATTATTGTTCTTTCAGAGCAGGGGACATATCGCAAAAACGAGGGGAAGTAGGCTTCCCGTTTATGTAAATAGGATCAAGCTTTGGCACCATTGGGAAATCTGGCGCTATGTGTACCTCTACAAGAGAGGGAACTTTAGAAGCAAACAACGCTGGCATGGCTTGGTAGAAGTCATTCCAAGACCTAACATCACAAGCCCGCATCCCAAGAGAGTGAGCAATCCTCCGAAAAGAAGGCATTGAAACCCCGCTCTCAGAATCGGTCCCAACATGGGGCATACCGGCCTTCTTTTGAGTCTCTTTAATCATCCCGTAGCCATCGTTGGAAAACACGATGATCTTTACCGGCAGTTGATGGTGGATGATTGTTTGTAGCTCTTGAAGGTTCATCATCATTCCGCCGTCACAGTGAAGGCAGAGGACTTCTCCTTTATTCCTTGCAAAGCTCGCCCCGACAGCAGCAGGCAAGGCGCAGCCCATCTCACCTAACCCCCCACTGGTCATAATCCTCTGCGGGGGTTTCAACCTAAGCACCTGATGGGCGGTTATCAAAGCAGTACCCATGTCGGTGACAATCACCTCGTCAGGTCGTAGGTACTTTTGAAGTCTCTCCATGAATAGGTAAGGACTTATGTACCCCGCCCTGTCATCATGTGCCGGACTCTCAACCCACGGATACTGCTTTCTCCACCCCTCGCACTGATTCACCCACTCAGAGCAATCCGGCCTTTGGTCGGAGATGCTTTCAATGAAAGCCTTTGCGTCCTGAACGAACGGCTCCACCTGGGGCCACTTCTGTTTGGCGTCGTAAAGCTCAGAAGGGTCTATGTCGATCATGGTTAATCTCTGTTCCGGTCGTGGCCCTTCATATCCCACGTTCCAGATCGCCATACGGTTCCCTACGCAGATGATGTGATCTGCCTCGTAGAAAACCTTGTTAGCTAGTCTTTGACCATACTGACCGGGACAACCGAAGTTCAGAGGATGGTCGTTATCTATTAGATCCTTTACCTGCCAACTACTAAGGATCGGGATTCCGATAGACAGGAGTTTTTCTACATCAACACCGGAAGCCCGGACACCGTGACCTATCAGGAATACGGGGCGGCTACCGTATTGCACTTTGTACGTCCTTGGGGATGTCTATCCAAACCGGGCCGTGACGCTCACTAAGGCACAGTTCGTAAGCCCCCTCCAAGCTACCTATCGCAGTATCGGGAGCGGTTATCCTTACCGCAGACTTAACTATCGGTCTGGAAAGTTCTGAACTTCCATACCCCTGAACACCCCACACCCTAGTAACCGCCCCCATGTGTTTCTTTGCTTCATTCCCGCTCAGGACGAGAAGTGGTGTGGAGTCCATCCATGCAGCAAGTACGCCAGTGATTGCGTTACTTGAGCCTGCTCCTGTGGTGACAAGGACCGGAGCAATTCGTCCACAGGTACGAAAGTAGTACGCTGCTGCCATTGCCGCAGCTTGTTCGTGGTGGACACAGACGATTTGTGTTTTCTTAAGCCTCGCAACCGCGTCCCAAATCGCAAAGTTCCCGCCGCCGATGATGCCAAAGGCATGTGTCAACCCCTTATCAGCCATCCATTCAGCTATCTTGTCCGCGACTCTCATGCGGACTTAAGTTCCATCAAGTTGTGCTTCAGGCAATGACCTACAAAAAGTTGTTCTTCTTCTGCCGATTCCATATTTGCACCCTTTATGGAAAAGTCGTCCGCAAGGAGAATCCCCTTGGCTTTTTCATTTCCAGTTATGAGCCAAGACGACATCCCCAAATGCTTAGCAGTCTCTAGAGCTTTGAGGATGTTTGGAGAATTCCCGCTTCCAGATAGAGCGATGAGCAAATCCCCCGCCTCTCCGTAGACCTTTAGCTGCCTAGAGAAAACATGCTCATACCCGAAGTCATTGGCTATAGCCGTTAAAGTCGCTACCTCAGTCAATGAATGCGCCCGGACACCCACAGAAACAAGGTCGTTAACAATGTGCATCGCGTTGGCTGCACTACCCCCATTCCCACAGATGTACACACGCTTTGCTCGGGCTACCTTTTTCAGAAGCCCGTTCATGTTTCCAGCTTCCTCCACAGGTAGTAATAGCTAAGATCCATCCGTTCCCCATCTCTCCTTCTGGTCCACATCTCCCCATCCCAGATAGCTTCATCGTCGGCGAGTTCACCCCTGGATGAGAGCTTGTGAACCACCGCTAGAACTTCATGCTTGGGAGGTAAAGACTTCAGGGTGTGGTTGTACATGGGAGGCCATTCCGGGGCGCTGTCCATGATCCGTTTGATGGTGTCGGAAGAACTCATCTTGTGAGTCCCCGTGAATTTCAGAACCGTTCCTGTTTTTTTACAAGCGTCTACGATTTCCATTTTTATTCCTGTCGAAACGTAATCAATGCCCTTGACGAAAATATCCGGCCTGTACTTCAGAATTGCGTGTTCGGCCTCGTCAGTCGGTACGACTTCATCAACAGAACGAAGTCCTCTTAGGACGGCCGCCCGTTCTTCCCACTTGAAAACGGGGCGACCTTTGCCCTTGTTGATGTTGCCGTCTGTAGTGAGGGAAACGATTAGCTTGTCTCCCATTTTTCTAGCTTCTTCTAGGTGAGCAACATGACCAGCATGGAGAAGGTCAAAACACCCATTAGCCATCACGACTATCAAACCCAATGCTCCTTCATCCAGAGGGCGTCTACCTCAGTAGGTCTTGGGCTTCCGTGAAAACAGACGATGCTCGCATCGTTCGGAAGAAAAGCTTTGCAGTGCATCTTGTAGGAATAGATACCGGGGATGTAATCGTTGATCTGAGTTACGTCCCTATCCATCGAGTCCCATACAAAAGCCTGATCGCCAACGTAAGGCCCGTTGGCATTTCTCTCATGGTGAGAGATATAAGCTTCCGGTTGTTTTGCAAACTTCTGGTAAACGTGGGTCGGAACTTTGTTGAACCACATCACCCCGCTTCCAACCATGTCCTCCTTCCAAAAGCTACGGAGCATGGCGAAATCAATATCCTGTAGACCGTTCACGTTGATCGGCCCACAGACAACGGTATCCAGGTCTAGGTAAAGCGTCGGCCCTTCTATTACACCGGGTCGGAATAGTTCAATCTTCGACCACCACGCAGGCCAGTCGTGTTTAAGGGGGATTCGCTCACAGGGAACTTCTACATCCGAGAGGCAGGTAAAACGATGTTTTACAGCCTGTCTTTTACAAGCGTCCCGAAGTTTCCGTACCCAATCTGCTGTGTAGATCCCGCCTGATTTGAGAACACAGACGATACTAAGCACGGCTCTGAACCAGCTTTCTCAGGTCTGTGGCTACATCAGCGATGGTGTGTATCCAATCTCCTTTTTGCCTGTAGAGCTTCACAGACTTGGCCCATGGCAACGTATCCCCTGTGACTCCGTACCTCCACAGAGGATGCCTTGGGATCATCGCCCAACACGGAACACCCAAAGCGCCGGCAATGTGAACCGCTGTCTGCTGGACCGTGATTACTAGGTCTAGTTCAGCTACCAAAGCAGCGGTATCGTCGTAATCTTCAGTCTGGGTAGCGTGCTTCCAGTGGTGAACCTTGATCCCGGTTTTTTGCTGGAATTCCTCTATCTCGGGGGAGTCTTTATATTGAAGGCTTACAAACGTCGCGTCTTGTCTGAGAATCGGACTCAGATCGTCCAACTCAAGCGACCTTTTCTTATCCCCTGTCCTTTTGATTCCACCAGTCCAAGCTATTCCAACCTTCATCTTGCTACCAAGGGAATCAAGTAGAGACTTCCACTGAAGCCTTCTCTCGGGGTCGGCTACCAAGTAGGGAGTCCCAGGGAAGGACTCATCCGAGTTTCTATAGAACCCCGGCAAAGACCCCATCGCTACCGAAGCGTCCGGTTTTTCTTCGTTGAACCAGCCCGGACCTCGTTTATCCCGCAGAGTCCCGTAAACCTTGCAGTTAAAGGAACGTCGGAACAAACCTTCTAGTCTGTGGTCGCACTCAATTACTACTTCGTTCTCTTTCTGCAAATCAGGGATACAAGAGGCGAAACTTATTTCATCGCCTATCCCCTGCTCTCCATAGGCAATAATTTTCAGTCCGTTTACGCCAGTCCACCTTGGGACTGTCCCGTAAACGCGCTCCCTTCTGCCTTGATGTTTCCCCAGGTTGTACTCGTACCCCTTCCAGCCTTCCTCCCACTGCCTCATGGCTAATAGAGCCACCCCCCGGTTATATCTACCCTCGGGGATCTTGGGATCGAGCTTGATTGCCTTATCAGCACAAGAAAGAGCCTTGTCGTACAGCCCCATTTCCAGATAGACATAGGACAGGTTGCACAAAGCAAGAGGGTCGTCCTTGTCCCTTGAGAGAGCTTTTAGGAAGCACTTCTCAGCGTCCTCAAGTAGCCACGCTTTTTGATAACAGATTCCGAGGTTGTTCCAGCAGATCGACTCATCAGGCCACATCTGAGCAGCCAGCTTGGAGAGCGAATGCGCCATACCAATCCGCTCGGAGTCTATGAGGATGTGAGAAGCGAGGACTAGAGCAGGAACATCGTCAAAATGCTCATTCAGATGCTCACTTACTACTCTTAGAGCTTCGTCAGGTTTTCTCTCGGCACGCAGTTTTTCTGCGTACATCAAGATAGGTGCTACCGTCCGTTTAGGGCGTACTTCTTGCTTCTGGCTCAATTCTTGTTCTCCTGTTTAAGCCCGAAACCGAATTATTTGAATCTGTGGTGTCCTGTAGTCGTCTTGAGGTATCTGTATTCGGGATCTTCCAACTTCGCGGAAATCCGGGGTCCATGCTCTTTCTTGAGGATGTCTATGCCGTCCTCAATCAACCATTTCAGTTGAATTCCTACAGGGATACTTGCGTACAACCAGAACCCGTCCTTGATCCCATCCCGAGAAAATTGCTCATCGTTCTGCATTGCCTTGTTCAGTTCGATGATCGGGGAAGCGTCTGCTTCGTAACCGATATGAGTCTCATCGGTCTGAGGGTCGTAGTCGTGCCAAGTCATCAGGCCCGTTACCGGGTCTGTGCTTATCAAGCGTTTACTCATGGGATAACCGGGGGAAGTTTCCCTCCCCCGGTCCGTTGGTTACGAGGTTATGATGTCAGCGATCTTGCCGCTGGACTGCGGATTCGACGCCACAAGGCAATACTCAACGTCGATGAACCGCTTAATGGACGCACCAGTGCGGGCGATTTCCTTCTGCGAAACCTTACGCAGATAACCCACTTTCCAGTAGTCCATATCCAGAACGAGACACACTTTGTCGCGGTTGAAGCGGTTGGGGACAACGCGGTGCTCACCGAAGTCGCTGATGTAAATATCAGCAGCCCCGACAATCGCCGTACCCTTCGCAGTCGTACCAGCCTCACGATAAAGCGTCGCGATGCCAGCAAAACCGCTGATGGTCTGCTTCGTGGACGGGCCGCACATGATGACGCCCGGCTGACCGCCCGCCGTCCAGCAAGCCTTGATAACCGCTTTCAGGTTGGCGACAACGAACGTACCCGGCAGGGAAGCGTCAGTCGGCGCGAGGATCGAGCCGCCCGAAGTCCAGCCCGGAGTCGTGAAGTTGTCACCCGTACCGATGGAGGTCGAGTTACCAACCATCGACGCACCAGTGGGGGTCGTCAGCCACGATTCCACCGAGGCGGTAGAACGCGGCACAGAAGCCGAACCCGCCGAGCTACCCTGGTTCTGCGTCAGCGCAAATTCCATATCGCGCTTAAGCTCACCGAGACGCTTAGCAACCTGATAAGACATTTCGCTTGCGCGACCGGCCTTATCCACTGCTTGCTGAGTGTCGGTTACGACTGCGTACTTGCTCGAAATCTGGCAGTAGTTACCCAGACGAGAAGTAGGAACAGAAGTACCGCCAGCAGCGTCATCACCTTCAACCTGCTTATTACCCGCCGCCGCAGCGAGTGCGTCGGTCTGCCCAACTCTGTTACTTTCAGCCGTAAGGCTTACTGACCACAGCGCGAACGCAATGGCGAGCGCTAATTTCTTAGCGCTTCATGAGATTCATGTATTCCTCATGTTCGGACTATCGCATCCCTTTCGGGTCCTCTCGCTTAGTCTCTCACGGTGCGTTTCCGCTTCCGCCTTGTTGCCCCATCGGGTTTCCAAGTCAATCAGAGAAGATTTAACATGAGCAGCTTCTTTACTCATGCAATACCGCCGTGGCATTGACACGCCCTGCCATGGTCATGAAGGGCGTTTCAGTGGGAGAGCAAATTCCACGGGGATTGAATTCCACCTTTCCTAAATGGAATAAATTACGTCCTCCAGGTCCTCGCGATTTCCCACGGCCTGGTAGGTTTGAAATGCCATAGTAGGAACTGCCATTATTGATCTCCTTGAATCAGGAGATGGCCGGTATCATCGCCTCAAGTGGCTAACCTAGCCTGCTCCTGATAACGGCAGCAGCATCTTCAATTTTGCCGCTGCCTTGCAACCGCTTCATCGCATTCGAGTCCTGTTGTTGCGCTCGGCTCACGTTGGCTGCGGCTCCGGGTTTTATGACCTTGGGAGGTACAGCAACTTTCTTGACGGGCGCAGGAGGGGTTTTCCCTGACTGCAACTGGTCGTACAAATGCGCTTTGTGAAGCAGTTTTATCGCTCTCGCATCAACCCAAGTGGCCACTTCTTCAGGCTTGAATCCAACAGACTCACCGGATTTCAGTAGCGTCTGATATAGGCCATCATCGAAACCTGGGATGTCAGACTCTAGAGTCTCGCGGGCCTTGATAGCGGTTTCCCGCATCGCGGCTTCACGATCCGCCTTAGCCTTCTCCGCAGCTTCCTTTTGCTTGGTTTGAACTTGCGTAAGCACCTGATTGATTTGATCTGCGCGATTGCGAAGCCTCACATACTCATATGTATCGTTCTGCGCCAGATGGTTCCAATCGACGTTCTTCAACTCCGGGGCCACGGAATCGACAACGATCTGTTGGAGTTGCTGCAAAGTCTGTACATACTGCGTGCGTTCGCCTTCAACACCTTGACGGATTTTTGCTTCGACCTCTCTCCGCTGGTTAGCGACTTCCGCAGTTTTCCTCTGATAATCCTTCTGTCGCATGTAGCCTAACTTAAGCTCCTTGATGGGTAGCTTCTCGACTACATCCGTTCCGTTCTCGCCTTTGGTCGTCACCTCAAGCTCAACAGATTCCAACTGGTCAAGCGGGATCTCAGCAGGAGCGACCTGTTCTTCCTGCTCGACTTGTTCTCCTTCTTCCTGCTTATTCGGGCCTGCGGGCGCATCCGGTTCGGGTTGTGCTGCCTCAGTACCTGGAGCCTCGCCCAACTGCGGCGCGGCTTGTTGCTCGGGTGGGGCGTTCTCCGCATCCAAAATTGCCTGAATCCTCAAGACCGGATCAGGTATCCCGCGCTGGTCATTAGACGGGGCGGGGGCCGGAGCCGGGGCTGGTGCTGCTGGTGCGGGTTGCGCTTCTGACATATGTGGAGTTCTCTTTTTAGTTAACTACGGAATCCTGCAATTTGTTTAACGCGGTCCATCGGACTTTCTTTCTGCCGGATATGCTCTTTAGCCAACTTCCCTGCTTCCATCGTGCCTTTAAGCAAGTCCCTAAATTTCCTTGTAGTAACCGCCATCCTCCACAGGGCTTCCCTAGCTTCTGAATCCCTTACAGGACAGTTAGTCCAAGCCTCGGAGATTTCCTTCTCCATGATGCTTAGAGTCTCTTGAACCAAGGGGTCGTTAAAAATCCGCTCGGCAGCGCCAGCCCTTCTCAGAGCTTCTTCCGGCGTCATGCGTTCGCTCCGGGTTGAGGCTTAGACTTCGCTTTAGAGGCCATTGCAGCGGCTTTCATGCGTTCGTTCTCTGCATGGGCTGTAGCTACTTCCCTTTCAAGCTTCAGCTTCTCAGAAGCCTCCCAAGCGGCCAATTTGACCCTTGCCTCTGCTTGTTCTCTTTCAAGCTTGGCTTTTTCAATGGCTACATCTCTTTCAAGGGCAATCTCAGCCATTTTTTCTTGTCTACGGGCTTCGATTTCAGCCATGCCGTTAGAGGTATCAGCGTTCTTTTCAAACACGGCTAACTGAGCTTCAGCCTGAAGCTTCATCTGCTCAATTTCTTTCTTGGTAGCGTTGTCCATCTCGGCTATACGCTCTTGAGACTGAGCCGCTATTTGAGCTATCTGAGCTTCAGCCTGAGCGGAGAATTGCTCCTTCCACTGGCTGAACTGAAGCTTGGCTTGTTCTTGTTGTTGTTCCGCTTGAGCCTTGATTAGCTCAGGAGGGGGTGGAGGTTGTTTGGCTTCAGGAGGGATGCTTTTAGGATCGGTTACAAACAGTTCGGGATGTTTGTACCCAAGCATCTCGCTCATTTTCTTGTAGAGGTTGTACAGGTTCTCATCCGAAACCATGTACCCCTTACCGGCTTGAATCAGTTCAATCTGTTGAGCGTGAATTTGAGCCAGTTGAGCGACTTGAGCATCACGATTACCAGTCCCAAGGCCAACATTGACCGTCATGTTGTATTGGGTTTTCCACTCCCGAGGGTCTACGTTCACCCATTGATTCCTGAGCTTTATCGTCATCGCCTTCGTGCTGTATTTCGACAGCATGTAGACGATTCCCCTCATCAGGTCTTTAACGCCTGTCTCAGCGAAAATCCTAGCTATGAGGTTAGGTCTTTGCTGACCCGCGGCTTGGATTAACTGAATCCCCCTGGCGGTCTTATTCAGACTGTCAGCGTCGTTACCTTGGTTGTACCTAGTAACCCCTGTCCTGTTCTCCTTAATTCCGTCCATGTACTCAAGCATCGGGAAAGACGCACCAGCAACGAAGGGAACTTCCTCGTTCCTGATGGCTCCCTGTACATACTCCCGCATGATCCCACCCGGACGGCTGGTAAGAAGGTCGTCTAGATTTGCCTGAACAATCCCACCGGCAGAAGCTAGGACTGCTTTTCTAGGGTTGTTGGTCAAATACAGGTTGTTCAACATCTGCCGCCAGATGACGGACTTAGTGAACTGAATGTCCATCACCAACTCAGCCACACTCCTACCCACCCACCGATGAGGCATGATGATCGGAGTGATAGCTGCAAAATTTATGTGGTCACATTCCTCATTGATCCATACCGTCCTACCCGGCATGATGATGTGACGAAGTTCTGCTATTCCATCGTTGTCATAATCGACCCGAATAAAGCACTCAGTCACCCAAACGTACTTCATTACTTGGTCTGGACCCGCCCCCATGAACTGCTCGGTCTGGTCTAGAAACCTGTCTCTAGCTAGAGCTTCAGGTGTGAAGTCTGGTTCATTCGCTTCTGGAAGTTCAGCAAGGATTTCTTCAGGACAACCAGCAGCGCGGAGTGCCGAGATTGATTTCTTCGTCCTGTGGTAACAAAACGGCGTGTCTTGAATAGACACACAGTTATGGTCTGGAGAAATTCCGAATTCTTCAGGGGGGATTGCCTGAATACAAATTTTCGAGGCATCTTTGGTAATCCGAATCGTTACATCGTGAAGCTTGGGAACTGGTTGAGCCTCAACCTGCGCCAGCATTTCATCCTTCTGGGCCTGCATGATCGGTTGAGCGTTGATCTGCTCAATCATCATTTCCTTCTGCCTCAGAGCTTGGGGATCGTCGTACTCTGAGTGTTCAAGTTCTTCTACTTCCATGTAGGACTCGTCATTCAGGAGCATGTCGTACTCGCCCTGAGTCAGCCCTTCATAGGATTCTTTAGTCTTTTCCTGACTCTGATCCCACCAGTATTTAACGATCCCGTTCTTCTGAATCAGGGCGTCTTTGAACCACTCATAAAGGACTAGAAAACCGTTGTTCTGTCGATAAAAGACGTAGTTGGCAACTTCAGTCTGTTGCTTCGCCATATCCTCATCTTCTGGGCCGTTAGGGTCGAACCTAACTACATCATCCGAAGCCGTGAAAATATTGAGGATGATAGGAAGGATGCCTTCTACCGTGTCTGCAACATCGGTACTGACTACATGAGACTCCCCCTCTACTTCATTACCAAATGGCATCCCGTAGTAATACTCAAACTCCCTTGTACGGGCAGCAGAAAGATCCCCATCCCAATGGCCGATAGCGCGGGCTACTTCACTTTCAATAATGCTCGGGAGAGTGAAGTCAGTAACAACCGGATACCCGGCAGTCACAGATCCAGAGTGCGCCCTTTCGCCTATCGTGCCGTATGCCATTTAGTTCCTTGCTCCTTCTCTCTCGGTACGTTTAGGCAGACTTAGAGTGTTTTTTACTGGTTGTGTTTGGAGTACAGCCACAGCCTTTTCAAGAGCTTCTACACGCGCCATCAGGTCTTTGATACGGGCTACGTCTACCGTGCTTGTACTCACTACTTACCTTTGGTCTTAAAGGTATTGACTTGACCAGGAGACATCTTCCGACCGCGGAATGGATCTGGACCAGCTTTACCTTTGTCTCCCTTACCGCCTTTGTGATTGCCGAAATTCCCCGCTTTGCGTCCAGCAGCCATAACGAACTTGTCATTGCTGCTCATCTTGGATTTGCCAAACATGGTTAATTTCCTTTGCTTTGGTTAAAAGTCATGCCGTCAACGCCTCAAGTTGTGCGGAGCTAAGGGCTTGGGGGTAGATTTTCAGAAAGCGAATGTTGCCAACCCATCCATTACCGCCGCTGTTATTGCCGACACTAATCGTCGTGCCGCCGAGAGATCCGTCAAACGCGCCCGTTGTAACGGCTGATCCAGCAGCGGAGCCACCCATCGAACTTCCGCCCCACGCGGTCGCAACCTTGATTGGCGCGGCTATCGGATACGTCGGCGCATCCCCGAACACCACTTGCGTCGCCCCATCGAATACTCCGAACTTTCCGGACGCGGTTTGCACATACAGTAGGTTGCCCCCAGTGACAGTGACTGCCCCGGGGTTTGTCGATACCGATGCAGATACCAGCATCAGTTCTGCGTACGCGCTACCCGCCGCGCCCGAGAAATTCCCAGCCGCCGCATAGGTCAGTAGGTCAGAATTCCTCGCTACGGCTGCGGTAGTGGTTGGAATCGGGGAGGTTCTTTCGGCCCCGTTCTGACAATCGTTCATGTCCACGATGATCGCGTCGCCGCTTGTGCCGAGGCGGTAGCCAATCGAGGGGTTTGCAAGCGTTGCCGTGACTGCCGCCAACGAGTACCAATCCGGCGCGGCAGCGTCTACAGCAGCGGTTATGTCCGTCCAGTTCGTCCCACCGTTCAGCGTGATTTCGATGGTTCCGGTTCCAGTCTTACGCTTGACGAACGGCTGGAAAATGGCGGCAGCAGAGGCAAGCGTGATCGCCTGAAGGATCGTCCCGTTGTTGGCTGTAGCGGTGAGCGTAGAGCAGGCATTCGCCACGCCGTCTACACCTGTCGCGTCGTCCGCTGCGGTGATGTTCGATTCTGTCCATGCCGTCGCAGTGACTCCAGCAGCAAGCTTCCGAGAGTGAAGCGCGCTGTTCGTCCTCGCCCCTTCCGCGTTGTATCCGAACGGGCCAGAGGCGTCCGCGTAGTCCGAGTTCGCGTTCGTGATCGCCGCCCCTGTCGCCTCTGTCACCACGTTGTCAGTGACGGTATTGCCGTTCAGCGTCTTGAAGCACTTCACGCCGTCGATGCCGCAGCCGTGGTAGGGCGCGGAGAGGACGCCTACGCTGACGTACTCGGAGGGGTTCTGGTTGGACTGGCCAACAGTCGATTCAGCCATCAAAAACGCTACGTCCACCGCGTCACCAGATGTAGCAATTTCAACACCGGGGTAGTAGTTAAGATTGCCGTCGGGCGCACCTGACGCAGAAAACCGCTGCCAAGACGAAGTTAGTGTTACCGCAACCCGACCTGAGCCGGGATTCAATATGGAAACCGTCCCTGTCCCAGTGCGCCTACGTAGATAGACAGAATTCACGCCAGACGTACTGGCAAATGCAGGGGTCGTATATAGCAAGCCGTTCGTAGCGGTCGCCGTTAAGGTCGTCGCGCGATTTGTCCCGAACGGGTCTACTACCCCAGTTGTGAGGGTGCCATTTAGCAGCGTGTAGCTGGCATCCTCAAAATCTTCCGACTTGGTGACCAGATTCCTCACCCGCCTCGCCCCCGTGAAGCCGATCTCGCCGGAGGCTAGCTGGCGGTAGACGCCCTCCCAGTCAATGACGTACTTCGTCGTGGCGCGGGTGAAGGTGGGGGGTCCAGAACCTATCGAATACTCAGGAACAGCAGAAGATTGAAGGTCGAGACTGAAACTTGCTATTTCATTCCCAAGAGAAAGACTTCCATTGGAACTGAGTCCAATTCCACCTGAAGGGGGACTTTTTACAACCGTGTAATGAACCGCTCCTGAAGCACTTACAGCTACACCGTCGATCTTTATTGAAGTGCTTGTAGGGGCGTCCTCTGTGACATACATAGCCCCATCAGGGGTGAAAGCTATCCCTTGGTTAAAAACTCTGTCAGACCCTACAGGCCCAATATCCACATAGGGTCTACCATCAGCGTCCATCGCCCAACCACCTTGACGCTGTACGGAAGCGGGAATAGCTGAAGTTCTTAGAAGTACCGACAACCTGCCATCAGAGGCAACTTTTCGCCCGTTGAATAGCGGCAGCATTATGCGTATCCCCTGTTTGGATATTTAATCGCTTTGGGTTTTTTCACGATTCCCTGGGTGGACATGAAGGTGAAACAAAAAGCCTCTGATCTATCAGGAGACTTGTTCATCTCCTTTTTCATCTCGGCCTTAGTTATGACCTTCATTTTTCCGTTGCTTTGGGGTTTCCACTTAACCAGACTGATTTCACCTATGAACGGGTCATCTCTAGGAATTGAACAGTCTCGTTTGTAGAACCAGTCTCTCGCTCTTTCCCACATTTCATCTCTAAGACGTAGGTAGCGGTCGTTAGACGAGTGGGATTCACTGACGTTGATGCACATGACAGGAAGGCCAAGCTCTGAAAGTCGGTCGGCTACCGGGCCACCCAATCCAATCGAATCAACGCAGATTTGAATTGGGGCTTTTCTCTGAGCTTGGGCTTCCCTGTACTCATTTACTACTTTCCCTACGGAAACCATCGCGTCATCAGACCTCCAAACCTTGATAGGTTCGGGAACGATGTTTCCTCTCCTTTTAGCTAAGGCGCAAAGGTCAACCCCGGCTCTTGAAACGTCCAAGCCCCAGATTTCTTCACTCTCGATCTGTTTTACGTCCCTTCCAACTGCACTTTCAACCATGTACAGAGGGATGATTACGTCATCTTCAGCAGTCGGGAATTCACCCAAAGCTCGGACACGGTAGAAGTTGGAATCTTCTCCGTATTCCTGTTTCCATTTTTCAAGCTCTGCTAGGTTGCATCTTGTGGATTCGTGAGAGGCGACTTTCATCGTCGCCCAATACTCACGATTCTTGTGCCAAGCATCAAAGAAGTACCCGCTTAATCTCGTCGGGTTGCCGGTCATAATCGTCTTTGCACCGAGGGTACTCATCGCACCCCTAGCGGTTTCAAAGATGATCTCGTCTACACCGCTCGCTTCGTCGATGACGAACAGCATATTTTCACTGTGTAGACCAGCAAGAGCTTCAGGAGTCTCCCGTCTTGCTGTTTTGGCTACTGCGTAACTCACAGCAGGAGCCTTGATCCATTCAAATCTTTCAGCTTTCCACTCAAACTGACTCTTTAAACCCTCTGGCATTTTGGAATGCCATTTTGCTAACTCAGACCACAAAGCATCGAACATCGTAGAACTACTCGGTGCTGTACAACCCACTTTCCAAGGATTTCTGGTCATCCCCCACCAGATAATCCTTCTTGCTAACCAAGCACTTTTACCTACACCGTGACCGCTTCTAATGGCTACGTTGTCGTTTCTTACAATCAATCCACTGGCTTTTGTCTGCCATTCTTCAGGTGGAGCTTCGGGCCATACATCTCTATCAAACTTATCGGGGTCGTCGTACCATTCTTCTAGTTGAGCCAGTAAAGAGTCGTCCAACTGTTTACTGCTCACTCACCACCCTCGTTTGATCTTCAAGAGACTGTCTAGCCCTTAACTCAGCTTGTTTCCTTTCTGAGATCCTTTGTAGAGCTTCTGTAATTCCCTCAGCCATAGCTCCCACATCATTCGTTCCTTTCGGGCTAAACCTCTCAGGGTCGTAAAAAGAAGCCTGTCTGAACTTCGTATCTACAATCAGCTTTGCATGAGCCACATTTTCACCACCGTTTTTCGCATCCTCCAAAGCTTCTTCAACCCTAATAGCTGCTTGGACCTTCAGACACCTCTGATACACCTCCCACCTCTTTACATCGCCCATCAACCAAGCCATTACCCTTGATTGAGGTATGTCCATCCCCTGACATATTTCCTGCAAAGACTCCCCATCACCCATCCTCTGACCCAACTCCTCCAAAGCTCCTCTCTCATCAGAAACCCAAACTTCAAATCTCTTTCTACGAGCAGCCATCAGAGCGCCCACACAAAACTCCTCATTTAGCCATTCTCTTCCTCATGTATTCCCGCTGGTAGGCGTTGTAAGCCTCACGGCTGCGGCGATTCTTCGTTTTGTCCTGACCCACCACGACTCCCGAACCCTCTTTACCGCCACCCTCAACCGGGCTTCGCTTAGCCCCGTTTTCATGCTCATCCGAATCTCGCACCCCGGAGGCAACACCATGTCCTCTGGAACCTCTTGCCAATACTCTGTCGGAACGAACTCTGTTAGTCGCATTTGTGTTAGTCGCAATCCTGTTAGTCGCAAATGTATGAGCCTTCCACTTAGGATGCTCAGGACTCCCACATACCTCACACAGCTTCATCGAATACACGAGCAAGTCATGGGGGATTGTTTGAGAAGGCAAAAAAAAATTTCGGAGAGGTGGGTGTACCGGAGTCTCACCCTCACGCGATGGGAACCCGCCGCGATTCGATCCGCTAGCCAGGAGTAAGCATGCTTTCCTGCCTACCCTATTAGCCCAGCCACTCCACGCGCTTATGCTGCTGTGCAATGCTATTTAACATAATGAAGCTTGCAGAACATTCATTGATTATTAAGGCTTTTTTGCCTCTAGCGTGAAACATTGTCCTTTTGCTGCACTGCATTCGGACATTGGGATAAGTATTCGACCATTCCAGCCAGGTCGTCTCCCAATCTCTCCTGCACTGCACAACCGAGGCATCTCCACTTATCTAAGCTCACCAGGAGCTTGCCAGCGCACGCAGGACACGATCCTTCTAGCTGGTTGCCGACCTTCGAAAGTTTGACGGAGCGGCGCGCTAGCGTGGTCAGAGGGCTTTTCAGATACCCTCGTTTAGCCTTTTCCCTTTGCTCTCTCGGACCAGTTGGGTAGTCACTCCACTTTTTCCATCTTCTATTCTTAGGATAGCCGGTCCACTTATCTACCCATCGAGACAATGTGTCCCCGCGACTATAGTGTTATCCAAGTGTTTTTAGGGCTTATTGGGTGCTCTAGCCTCTACCTGCCCTGCCGCTCTTAGGGTGTTTTCCAACAGCCTGATTAGCTCGCCAAGTATCGCAGCCGCCGTAGCCTGATCTCCCGGTTCGACCCGCCCTTTTTCCAGCTTGGCCAGGTATTCCATAGCCATCTGTCGCCACCAGTCCGTCTTGGCTTGGCCGGCTTTGGGTAGGCTATTAGGCTTTATGGGGGCCATAGAAATATTCAATTAGCTTTCTTTCCCTTTCGCAAGGACAATACACACATACCGCAGTGACATAGCGGGCTACTTAGGAGAAACGAAGATGGCTACTGGATACATGATCGAGATTCAGCCGAGCGTCACCGACAGCTACGGCGTCAAGCAGGGTTGGGACAAGGTATACGACACTCACGCTGAGGCTGAGGCCGCGAAGGATCGCGCCGAGCGGAACGACTGGCATTCCGTCCGTGTCATCACCATCGAGCGCGAGCCTGTCGGTACGAATTTCGTCGCCAACCCGTACTCCGGGCCGTGGGCGCGGAAGTCGCGCGACTAATGACCGACAGTCCGCAATTCTCGCGGCAATGGTCCCGCCCGCTGCGCCCGGAACACTACCGGGCCGCAGCGCGGCGGCAGCGGCAACTGCTCGAACTGATCGAGCGATACGCCGACGCAACCGACGTGCGCGGCGGAAAAAGCGCAACGTGGAGTCAACGGATTAATTCCCTTTCCAAGCGGGTCAGGTATTCCCCGGCCATTTCCCTCCACCAGTCCGTACTGACCTGACCGGCCTTTGGCACGCTATCCGTATTCATGGGGTCATAGAAAATATCAATTGTCTTTCTTTTGCTAGCGCAAGCACAATACATCCATACCGCAGTGACATAGCGGGGCGACAGGAGATGCAAAGATGGACACGGTACGCGCAGAAGCCCTGATACAAGAGGCCGAGCAGCTTGAGCGGGACGCGCAAGCCAGCCTTGACGCTTGGATAATCCTCGGCCAATCCGCGAAGTACGGCCAACACCTAGCCAAAGCGCGCGCCCTGCGTCACGCAGCAACGATCAAGGACATTGCAGCACGCCGCGAATACATCGCAAACCACGCCTAACCCTACCTCTAGGAGCCGCACACATGACCCAAGAACGCAGTGTATCCACCGTTTTCGCCGCGCTAGACCGCGATGAAATCGAATCCCTCCGCGCTGAGAATGCGCGGCTGAGGGAAGCGCTTATCAAGCTTGAAGTCGCTGCTGATGTGGTTGTGCAATCCACGAATTATCGAGGGGGTGGCCTGAATGACCTTGCAGACGTATGTAGTTTCGCCCGCGCCGCCCTCAAGGTGCAGCCGTGACCAAAATAGAAAGCAACGGTAGCAAGTGGGCCGGATCTGCGCCGGACAGCATCGAACAGCTTCTGGTCGTGCTTGCTTCCGAACCGCTGGATTCCTCATTCGAGCAGTACGGGAATTTCATCATCACGAATCCACGTCATTGCGTGTATCTCGGGCGAAACAAATATCAAGAGCTTGACCCGATATACCCAGATACGTCGGCAACGCGATTTTTCGGCAACTTCGCCAACGTGTCGCACGTTTTCAACATCGACACCGACGAACCGGAACTGGTCGCAACACTCACCGCCGCGATTCGCGCCAACCAGAAGCGCAGCGACTACAAGCGCATCAGTAAGGTGCAACCATGACCCGCGACCCATTGAAGGGCCTCGAATCCCTCTCCCAAGCCGCCGCGAGACTCGGCAGGACTCCCGCAAGAATCCGTCAGCTTGTCCACGCAGGGTCGATTCCTGGCGCGCACAAAGTTGGTAGAGACTGGTACATCCCCGCAGGGTGGGAACTCCCACCGGATAAACGCATCAAGTAGTTGCCCCGGCGCGCATAGGCTCACCGCTAATAGGGAGAAGGGTTGAAGCGGGCTTCTGCGGCCGAGGCAATGAAAAAGCCCCTCTCGGGGCTATGCTGCGAAGTCTGCGTTTCTTGCGGGCGCAACTTCCCCGCTCTCACGGCGTACTGTATATCCATCCAGTAGTAAATGCAAGGGTGCCGTTATCGTTCCCGCTTCGGACCGAACCAATCCATCCCTTTCCATCCAAGAACGAGGCTGCCGACGAAGGTGGGGAATAACGCGATTTCGGGCGGGAACAAATAGTGCGTCACGGCCACCAAGATGACCAAGCACGCAAGGACGTAAAACAGCGCCATGTAGTATCTCGCTAGCCTGCTCATCCTTCCTCCCTCCCGGCGCTGAAAAGCGCATCTAGTCCACGATCTTCACCGCCTTTGCGCCAAGCCGTGATGCGTTCGAACCATACCCACTCGCATTTCTCGCAGCGGCACTCGTAGTAGTGCGATTCTTCAAGCGTAAGCGCGGCGCTACAGTCGCGGCAGGTTCCAATTAGCGCGAGTTGGTATGCCATGCTTACCCTCCAACCCTCCCGCCAGCGATCGATGCGGATCGCTCTACGATGGATTTCACTACATCGCCTATGGTCAGGTTGTCGTCCATTGCGTCGGTGTTTTCCAGAACGAAAGCGCGAACACGTTTTTTGATTTCTGGCTCGTCATCAAAGAACCCTTCCGAAAACGCCATGCCGATGAAGTAGGTCAGCCCGTTACGCAGCCGCTCGATTTCTTCTCTCTGCGCGGCTAACGCAGTGCCGGCGCTAACACATATCTCCGTGTTCATCGCCATGAGCGTCCGCTCTAAGTCTTTACTCATCACCATCCCTTCCGTTTTCAATAATCAAGGTACTTGTTCATAAGTACCGTCATTTAGTAAATCCCCCTCGCGTCCATCCCCAATCTTAGAGCCGCCTTTGCCCTCTCTAGCAAATTTTCCAAACTCGCCCGAGGGAAGCGGAAAACCGCGCGCAAATAGGCATGGTGAATTGCCGCCTGCTGTGGTGCCTCCAGAGACCGGATTAGAGCGTCTACAGCCATCGCACATCGAATGTCGGCGGCATCCATCAAGTCTTCAAACTCAGCGCTGTAGCCGCCCGCTATGAAGCCCGTAGACCTATTCCTGTAGCCATCGGTCAATACGTCAGACTTCATCCAGCGCGTCCAGTTATCGAGGTGGGCCTCTAGCCTGTCCGCCGGTTCATCGGGCAGTTTATAGACTGCCTTCTTATTGAAGGCTGCGCTCATTCTTGCTTTTGAGCAGCGTGATAAGCGACCAGCAAAAGATCCCGCGCTATTTTCTGCGCCCTGATTTCTACCTCCTGCCACTTTCGATCATTCCTCAATTGGGAAAGTTCAGCACAGTTCCGGCGAAGGTTTGCCATGACGTAGCTCGGGGTTAGTTCGTCTATCTCAGTCATTGCCGCGCACCTCGATGGCGGCATCGATGGCGGCATCAACTGTGTTCAACGGGATGCGATACCCGCGCTCCCAAAGCATCATGCAGACTTCGCCGGGATGGTTCGTCCTCAACCAAGACCACCGTTCCGCGTCCTCCCTTGTAGCGCGCAGCAACGCATCAATGCCGTAATCCCAGCAGTCACCAATAGACTTCTTTTCTTCCGGCGTCATGCGCCCGTATTCATCATAGGCGGCACACACAACCTCCCGCCTGCGCCTGCGTTCCGCGTCATCAGCCATACTTAGCCCTCCCATCGCCTAACATTTTCGACAAGGTGAGATCAGATATTTTCAGAGCCTTGATTGCGTGTCGCTTGCTTTGAAAAATGTTCCCGTCTATCCATATCGGCCTGACCCTCACCCTCTCGGGTTCATCTCCGTGCTGCCTCAAATTTCCATTCATCCGACACCACCGCAGGAACGGATCTACCTTCCTGCGGGATGGAATCAGTGGATGAGCCACCAACCCGCCCAACCCATCCCGCCGGCCAGAATCGCCAGAATCAGCCCGACGCAAATTCCGTCTAGAAAATTCGGCGCGGACGCCTCAGTAATCAGCCTTTCAAGATCATTGGACATTTGCATCTGACGCCTCCTGTGTAATTTCGCCACCGCCCGGAAGATTTGCACGCTTACCCCGATAGGCCCTGGACGCGCCTAGAGCGCGTGTAACGCTCGCAGGGCTTACGCTAAGGGTCTGGGCTATGTTGACCCGTGAAATCCCTTCCTGCGCCATCCTGTGCATTTCTGAGCGGGTTTCGTCGGTTAGTTTCTTAGGCATTTACTTTCCCTTTTTTCTTGGGGTTGCGAGACTGGTCTGGCACATACTCCAACCTCGCATCGGCAGGTTGATGAATAACCCCCTTAACGCCAAGATAATTCATCAAGGCGCGGTTGTTATCGGAGAGCGCCTTCCAATGCCCCTCGACAGTTCCCTCTAATTTTTGAATCCGCGCCTCTAGCGCCTCAATCTTCTTTTTACCGAACAAGTCCATTCAGTCCCTCCAATTTTTCCTTGAATCCTTCGATGAGTTTTTCCAAGTCAGCCCGCGTGAATTTCACTGGCTTGTATTTCGCAGCCATCAAGCGGTCAAGCGTGAACCTGCCCTTAGAAGCGAGGATGTGGATTGCAAAATCATCTTGCCTGCCGCCCATGTGCAAATTATCCCGGACGCACTGCGGGCCGGCGTTATCGACATCCCATCTAACCGCCCTGTGTTGCCGCTTCACAAAATGCCCGCAATGAACTTCCTTCCAATGAAAAAGCTTCCCGCATGTCACGCAGGCAACTGTTCCGCCTTCGTCCGCGTCCTTCCTCCTGATGTACTCGCTGAATACCTTGTCTAGCTTTTTCTCTAGCGAGGAAAGGGTGGGGAGTTTTTTGCGCTTCACGCTTCCCCCGCCAGCAGGTAGGGCAGTTCTTCCTCGCTCAACTCCCGGTCTGATTCCGGCCAGTTCTCGACTTCCTCCGCGACAGTCCTAACGGGGAGAATCGCCAGCAATCGAAGGTGCGCGGCTTTCTGTTCTTCGCTCATCCAACCTTCCCCAATGCCCGTTGATTTGATTGCTGCGTCCGCCATGCCTCTATCTTTGCCTGCGCAGCAACCATCATCCATCGGTGATACTCGTCCGCATTGATGGCCTCACGCATCGCCTTCAAGTGTTGCGTGTAGCGATCATCCGAATAAGCCCGCGACTCCTGCGCCCCGAGAGAATCGGCCATCGCCTCACGCATGATCTGAGCCTTAACTACCTTTCGGTATTCCTCCATGTAGATCCGGTTCGCCTTGGCTTGTGCAGCCTTCGTCGCATTGGAGCGCAGGTAATCAACGGCTTTTTCTATGTCGTCGTCGGATATCACGCCGCCATCCCTTCCATCGAAAACTCAGCCACCCTCTTTCCGTTCCGCGTGACTTCTTCTCTCTTGATCGGCCAGCCCATTCCCTTTAATTCCCCAATGCGCTGATGAAGTGCGCCGATTCCTAGCTCTGTCATTGCGTTCCAGATCGTCAGCTTCTTTCCGTCTTGCATGGCTCTCAAGGCTCGGTAGCATTGGGTTCCGTGTTGGGGAACGCGAACGGGTTGGGAGTACACAAGGTCTAGTTGTGTCATAGCTTCGCCTGCTCGTAATCCGGGCAGTCTTTCGCCGTCAAAATCATTCGACGGAAATCCTCAATGTCGTAAACGGATTGCCATAAATTCTTCCCGTTCAGAGTGCGTCCTTTGCCGCAACTCAATGACGCCGGCTCTGCATACTCGCCATAGCCGTCATCGTTATAAGAGAGATGAACGCAAAACACACATAGCTTCTCAGTCACTTCTGCGCCCTCCTGACAAAGTCGATGGGAGACTTGATGCCCATGAGTTTCAACGCCTCACCTAAGACGCGCTCACCGTCATGCTCTAGCGCCGCAGTCATGTGGTAAGCCAAATGCTTGGGGTCAACGTGCTTCCAAGCATTCAGCCATTCCTTTGCGCGGTCTTTGTCGCTCAACGCCACGGAGAGTTCTTCCTTCGCCCGCCGCGTTTCTTGGGAGGCTTGTTCATGCGGAAGTTCTCTGGTTCCATTCCTTAAGCAAATTCTCATCTGCGTCGGCTATCGCCTGCGGGCGCGGAACGGTCATCGTGTTTATGCGAATCTCTCCACACTGCGCCCCGCACTCAACGCACATGGCGTAGCGCCAGCGGAACGTCGATCCGGCGAACGAGGCAATATCCGCGCTACCGCAAAACGGGCATGGCAACGCACCCGGAAGCGGCCTGTTGTTCTCGTCGTAAGTCACGCCGCAATCCTTTCCTCGTCGTCCTCGCCGGGTTCCCTCACTGATTGCGTCATCAGCAACTCATCAGCCCATTTCCTTGCAAGCTCGCTTTTCGGGTTGTTCATCCACGCCCGCTTGTCCTTCGGCTGATTCAAAAGCTTCACCTGTTCACGCCAGAACGCGATTTGCTTCTCGCGGGTATCCAAGCCCCTCTCCTGGCACCACGCTTTAGCAGTAGCCGTGTCATGCCTCTCGGCGTGCATCTGGCAGAGGTTCGCCCAACCTGTCGGCATCTTTCGGCGGAACAAAGCGGGGTAGGTGCAATGAGGCGCATGGGCGCATTCAGCGCGCTGGATGGGTTGCTCAGCCCACCCGGTAGATTTCCAACCACAGCGGCACTTCACCGCCGAGGGTCCGAGGTTCGACCCGCAATCAGGGCAGGCTTTGCGTTCAGGCATTTGACGCCCCCAATTCACCCTTGTAGTTCGCAAAGTTCGACGCCCTGAACAGGGTTTTGGGTCTCAGGTAAGCCGCCATTTTTTCGTCCGCACCCCACTCTCGGCACTTTTTAGCTATGACTGCGCGGACATCCCCGAGAGTTGATCCCTCCCTCATCCTGGCAATGATTGGATCGACATTCGCCTTAACCGGCTCGAAAGAACGCCCCGTTTTCTCGTTCAGAAAATTCAATGCCTCCACCGCCTGTAATCGAAGCTCTCGGTTCTTGGCTTGCCCGTTATCACCAATCCCTGCTGGCGGGGTTGCGTCGGGCGCTTCGCCCGACAAGCCCCGAAGGGGCTGTAGTTGTATTTCCTCTCCCTTCCCTGTCCTCTCCTCTCCT